TATACTACTCCCCTTTCTGTAACTTTAATTATTGGGTTACCTAAACTGCGTATTAAGAAATTTTTTGTTTCTTTATTAAGACCTTCAAAAGTTATATTAACGTTATACGCATCTGGTATAATAGTATTAATAGTAGTACGGTCATTTAATGACTCATTACCACTGGTATCGTTAAAACTAGGTATTTCGATACCCATCGTTCTCCTATTACCAATAAAATCTACTTGAATCCGGGATATATAACTATATGGCATATAAGCCATACCTTCTATAAAAAATTCATATATAACTGGTAATTCAAGTAAGTTTCTATTAATACGACCTGGTTTATTTTGATATATTAACCCGAAAATTAATTGCCAATTCCTTTTGATATCTTCATAATTACCAGTATTCAATAGCGGGAATGTTATATCATAACTTTTACCTTCTTGGCCAAACTGAAATTGTTTACTTTGTTCAACATAAACACCAGGTTTATCCATAAAAGCAACTCCTCTTACTGCATCAAAACCTTTTGCTAATGTTTGTGATATATTTTCTAAACTTGCTAATTTTTGTGAATCATCAGAAAATGTATTATTATTATCCAAGTAATTGTCACTTAAGTAAGGTAAAAAATATTTAAAACCTGTATCTTCAGTATAATATAACCCGTTATAGGGTTTTAATATATTATCTTTTTGATTACCTTGATCAAGAAACCCAGTAGCCATCTCTTTATACTTTTCAACGTCAGTACCAAATTTTGCAGCTTTATCAGCTAATGCTTCTTGTACCCCTGGGTATGATACACCCGCAGCACTTAATGTATCGAAAACGTTAAGAGAATTGCCACCTACCTGTATGGTACCGCTTTGTATTCGCTCTGCACCGCTTTCTAATACTTCAGCTCCTGCTAATATACTATAAAAGAAGTTAGCCAAGGTTGAGTTAGTTAATAATCGCTTTTCTTTTATATATACAGTCGGTACATCTTGTCTTGAAGTTGCTGGGCTTTTAGTCCAAGGAAAGTCAGTTACTACATCGATAGGGTCTGTAGAGTTATTATTAATCTTACCATATATTCTACCATCACCTGTATAACTAAAGGGGTTTATTGTATTTGCACCACCTCTTGTTAGTATTGGTAAAATTTGATCTTCATCAAACGTAAAGCTGTATAAGTCAGGCATTATAAATATTTAATCCTGGTGGAAAATTATAGTCAAATTTAATATCCCATTTGTAGAGATCTAAATGTATCTCCACTTTGGTTAAAATTTGTTTGTTTATTGTTTTGCATGTTAACTGCAGGGGATATACTACCAGTTTTTTCAAGAATTGCTTTAAGTAATGAGTTTTGTTCCTGCATTAATTTAAGACTATCTATTTCTACATCTATTAAACTACCTAACATTTTAGGGGTTTTATTTAACGCTTCTCCTAAAGGTCCACCATCTTTCATCGCGTATATTGTATCATCTGCAGATGGTTTTATAACTTTACCCTTCCTAGTAATAATACCATCTTCAATATTTTCCATTTCTGGCATTTTAAATAGTGGTGATGATAAAGCAAATTCACCTAAACCTGATACGTTTTTACCTAAAGCAGGTGCTAATAATTTACCTACAAATCTACCTCCAACATCACCTAGAATACCACCAATAATAGCCCCAGCGATATTTCCTGCAAGCGGTATAGGTGAGCCTAAAATACCACCTAACATAGCCCCACCGGCCCCTCCTAATAATGCTGTAATAGATTGTATTAATCTTGTACCAGTCTTGTTATTTAATTCATCTAATGACAATTCACCTGCTCCGTAATCTTTAACATAGCCTTTTACGTCGCCCATAGTAAAAAACGTTTCAACTATTGGAGCTAAAAACGGACTCTTTAAAAGACCTTTCATAAGTTTTAAAGGTTTAATTTTACCTAATAAACCTTTTAATCTTTTCGTTATATTATCAAGTCTACTTGGACCACCAGGCTTTACTGGGCTAGCTCCTCCAGTTCTTGTTGGTTTACCCGGTGTTTGAATACCCGGTGAAATTGAACTTGTCATGGCGTTTATTGCTCCTTTACCAGTTGTTCTAGCAGCAACTTTTGCAGTAGTTTTTAAAACATCATCGGTAGCCCCACCGGCAACGCCAGTAACAGCTGATTTAGTCACTGATGATACTCTACCAGCTACATTTTTAACACTATTAATAGCTTTCTGCGCTCCTCTAACTATTTCATCTCCAAAACTACCTAATTTTTTACCGATATCATCCATAGCATTTTTAATACCGGTTTTAGCTTTAGCGGCCCACTGACCTGTCTTAGCCATTATATTATCAACTAAAGTTCCTACCCTTTTACCAACGTCATCTGCAAATGTACCTAGTCTTTTACCAATATCATCAACAAGCCCCTTTACTTTACTAGCAAATTTAGTCACTGTTTTTACTGCATTTTGAAAGCCTTGAACTAAGCCTGTAAAACCTTCACCATCAAAAAGAAATTTCATTGCTAGTGCAGCTGCTCCTGCTAAGCCTAATAATTTTAAAAGGTTACTATTTTTATTCTTTTCTTTTTCAGTGTTTTGTCTTTCTTTTTCAGCATTACCACCTAATCTTGCTAGGTCCTTTTCAGCTGCTTTACCAAAATCAGTTACTATTACCGGGGAAGCTTTTTGCACTAGCTCTTTTTTTTCTTTTTTACCTTTAGAAACTGTACTACCATTATCTATCCTATCAGATAGCTTCTTTATCATACTGCTTGAATCTGCAGATACTTTTGTTAATAAAGATATAGCTTCTAAGATTGTAACATCGGCCATATAAATATTTAATTACACCACTATATTACAAATAAATCTGGTGTAAGTAATAATTTATCTTGGCTACTAGGAACCGTTATAAATTCTTCTTCATAGCTTCTAACCTTTTCAATAAACTTAATAACTGGACTAAGTGTAGAAAGATTAATTTTCTTTAAAAGCTGTAAGTTCTTAAAATCTTTTTTAATTTGAACCTCTTCATTATCTTCAAATTGTATTGAATCTACAAATTTTAAAATTTCATATAGATAAATATCACTTACTAAATTGCTTGACGATGGGTTATCCTTTAATTTTTTAGATAAAATCTTATTTACTATTGTATCTTCACTTAACAATGGTACTGATACTTTAAATTTAAAACCATCTTTTTCAATAACTTCGTTAAAATCAATAATATCTATAGATTTATTACGATCTAAAATCTTTGATAAATCTATAATTTCATCATCTTGCTCAATTTCATCTGAGATTTCTTTCCTAAATGAGATGATAATATTTGCTCTATCAACTGAAGTCATTTTTTCAAAAACTTCATTATCAGTATTTTGTTTGATAATATTATTAAAATTAGTATTAAACTTAATAATTAGATATATAGGATTTACCTGCAATAATGATATATCGGATATTGAATCCAAAATAACACTTTGTTGGTCAACTGTTAACGATTTTAATTCAATATCATCTTGTAGAGTCGGTGAGTAGGCTACTACGTTCTTTTTATTTGACTCTATCTGTTTTAAAAGTGAATTAAAATTATCATCCATACTGTTATTTATAAAGTTAACCCATTATTACCACTAGTTTGTTTTTTACTTTCTTCCTGCTCTTTAATGAATTTGTTAAGAAAAATTCTTAATTCTGGTAAACCATACATGTTAAAAACTGCTGGATCAAATTTTAAATGGTTCATTATATTATATTCTATATCATACATTTCATTAAGATCGATTTGAAATAAACTTTTTATAAATTTTAATAAATTAATATCGTATAAATTTATTTCAGCATCATCTATATATTTCAAACAAAAATTTGATATATACTCATTAAATTCATTAGTTAATTCTTTGGTTTCAAAACCTATTAAATTTTGCAGTAATATCTCTTTCTGTTTATATGTATATTCTTCTATAATTTTTATTTTACCATCAATTACAAAGCTATAAAAATTGTCAATTAAACATTCAAATTTACTTTTATAATGAATCTTTTTTGGTGCATTGAATATTAAAGATCTGTATTTAAATTGTTCAGTTTTAAATTTAATACTATCGACAATTTTATTAATATCATATTTAAATAGTTTATTATTTAAATTTAACTCTATTTCTTCTCCTAAAGTAATACTTCTTAATAGTAATAATATTTTTATTTTATTACCTATATTTAATTCAGTTTTGCTTTCGACTTTATTATTTATTATTTCTTCAAATATATCTACTACTCTATGATCTTCAGCTGATATTAAATTTTTAACTAGATTTTTGTATTCAAAATAACTAAGTTCAGTTATCTTGTAGTCGTCGAAATAATATGAATTCATTAAAATAAAGGATTAATAGCTTTTAACATCTCAGTAACACTAAGATATAAATTACTACTTATTTCGTAATTATCAAATGTCCAAGTTGTATTAAAGTTTTTAACTCCTTCTTCTTCATTATTAGCGTAATCTCTAGTAGAGATAGATGTAGGTACGCAATTATAAAATCTCCATGTTTTTCTTGGTATTTGAGATAAACCTTCTTTACTTCTCGTATATTGGACTACTGTTAAATTAGTCTTTGGATTTTTTAATCTTTCAGATAAATCATTAGGGTTTCTAGCTACTAGACCGTAATGAGATGCCATAATAACCCAGGGTCTAATTACAAAATCAACAAATGAAGTATTAGTCTCTCTTAAACTTAAATTAAAATTACCAAAATTACTTCTATTTTTCATCACTGAACCTGGTATAAATCCTCTATTATTAAGTATAGTAGCTTTATCTGCCTCTACTTGATCATCAGGAATATTAAATTGGTTTGCAAAAATACAACCAACCATACCCTGATTTTTAAAATTAGAAGTAGTTTCTTTGGCTAAATTAATATCAAACCCGGTTGAATTAACCACAGGTTCTAGATCTCTTAACACTTGAGTAGATAAACCTAGAGGAAAATTGTCTATTAAAACAATAAATTGTGTATTTAAAGGTATAGATGTATTCCATTGACTTAAACTACGTAAGAATGAATCTCTAAAACTTACTAAAGGTGTACCGGGTAAATTTGTACCAAATAATGATAAACCAGGTTGCGCTAAAGTACCACCCACTATACTATTAATCGGGTTTGTTACCCCTCGTATAGCATTATTAACAGAATTTAATATTTTAGTAGGCATTTAAATATATTTATACAAAAAAAAGCTCTCACGAGGAGAGCTTTTTAGAACTAACTTATGTTTTAAGCTGTTTGTCTAAAGTAGTGATACGTAATTGTTACGTCGAAATCTTGAACAGTGCCTTCAGCAGTCACATCGTAAGTTAACTCACCAACACTTTTAATTGCAACTCCAACTAGTTGAAATTGAGATACTCTGTCCAATTCTTTATCTAATAAAGCTAAATCGATTACACTATCAGCAGTAGGCATAAAGTAATTACCAGTACTATCAGCATCATCAAAAGTATCATTTAAAACTTGTAAAAATCTATTTCTTAATTCGTAGCTTTCATCACATCTAAAAGTAATAGTATAACCATCACTACCTGTATATTTTGTTACACCTGGTACATTAAAATCTAACCCCATATATGGTACTGTCTGAGAAGTAACTTCTTTACCTGGTAGGTTAGCTGTTTTAGCATAAATTAAATCATCTTCATCAAAACTAATATCTGTACCTCCGCCGAAGTTTATATTTAAAACTCTGAATAGATTATTTCTAGCGAAGTCTTTTGTTTGTGCTTGCGTATAAAAATTTTGTATTGTTTGTCTAGTCTGTGCCATGGTTATTAATATTTATTCATTTATACCAACTTTAATTAAGCTTGGCGTAATAATATTTTATATGTTGTACCGCCTAAGTTTACATTAAAAGTATGACTAGCAGATAAATCACTACTAGCAGCTGCTACCATGTTAAAGGAGCTAGCGCTCAGACTAAGCGCGTCAGCGCTCAAACTGACTGCGGCAAGTCCTGTTTCATTAGTTAAACCTAAAGCAGACGCTGTAGCAAGTACTGATTGCAAACCTTCTGTATCATCAGATAATTCATCCAATTCTGCAGACAACCCTAGTTGTACAGAACTAATTACATTAACATCTGTTCTTAATGCATTTAAAGCTAATGTATTATCACCAGCTATGGCTAAGGCAGAAACTGTAAGTATATCAGTTATATTCTTACTAACTGCAGCGGAAATACTATCAATACGAGTACCATCAGCACCAGCTGTGGCTTCAATCGCGTTGAGCCTTGCTCTATCTTGATCTATCGAACCGGATAGAAAATTAATATTTAACGTATTACTATTATTGTATGATATTAAACCGGTTATAGAGTTACCAACTAATGATGCGTAGGTAATTTTTTTTGAAGCATCTGTTTGTACATCTACTATATAAAGTAAATCAGTACTATCAAAATTAATTGGTGATAAGGTAGGTAATTCTGTTAATTTTCTATTTGCCATTTTACGATACTTGTGTTAATACTCCGCTTAAAAATGTTAATGTTGTACCACCAATTGCAACTGTTCGAGATAAACCTGTACCTATTGTACCTTCAACATCATCAGATAATTCATCTAATTCAGCTGATAAACCAAGTTGAATTGAACATAATATTCGAGTGGTAGTTGTTAAAGGTCCTATGTTAATATTAGCAGATTCAAAGGTACCTGAAAGATCAAGTACTGTACTTTGATTTGTATTAACGGTTGTCGTTAACGTAGTAATATTATCATTAACCCCACTAAGTAGATCTTGAAAGGTTATTTTATTAGAAGTCCCTCCTGCAGATGCTCTAACAATGTATAATACATCGCTGTTATTAGCAACAGTAATTGGTGTTAAATCTGATACTTTGGTATCTGCCATGTAATTATTTAATTAGATGACTTTGTTATTAAACTAATTCGTTAAAATCTGTACCTGTCTTTGTTGCGTAAAAATTAACTAGTATAAACTCTGCAGCTCTTGTTGGCTTCAAGTATATATCAACCCTTAATTCATTTGCATCAATAATATCTGGTGTATTATTTCTTTCATCGCAAATAATCAAATAATCAAACAACCCTTCAGAGTTTTTAACATTTTCAAAAATAGGTGTTAATGTATTAACTACTCGGGTTCTCGTTAGCAATGTATTTGGTTCAAATATAAAGTTTCTAACTGTATTCTTTGTAGCTTTTTCAAGATATAAGAATAGACGTCTAACATTAATTCTATCAAATGCACTTGGTAATTTTTGCAATGTCTTTTGACCAAATACAACAGGTCCTTCAACTGGGAACGATGGAATTGGATTAACTGATATCTTATATAGTTGATCTCTTTGTTTCTGTGTTGGAAACAATGCTAAACCTGCTGCTCCTGTTAATCTACCTCTAGTAAAGCCTGCTGGTGCAAACCATGGATCGAAATTAGCATCTGTATTTGCCATGATTGAAGCAAGATATCCGGATGATGGGCAGTAAGCCAATCCACCATATAATGTATCATTACTTTGTATCCATTGACCGTAAGTAGCTGCATAACTTGAATTAACCTGTGAGCCGAATGCTTTTATCGGATTAAGTATATCTCTAGAGAAGTTCTTATTACCATCTTGTAAAGTTAAGAAACTTTCACCAGATACAAATATTGATCTAGGTAAATCAGCAATAAAAATATGATCTTTTCTTCTAAATTCAGCAAATGTTGAAAATCTACTTATAACATCATTCCAATAACCTCTAAATGACGTACTACTCTCCGACAAACCTGTATTATCAGTTCTGGTTGTTCTAAAACCATCAATAGCTGAAAGTCTTGCTGTGTCGTCGAATGAATCACTACTCAATGATTGTGATACTGAATATATTGTTGAAAGACCACCATCAACTGTAATGTCGATATCAAATCTCTCAGTATTTTCAACAGTATCTAATAGTCGATCTAATTTTTGTGGTACATTACCAATTACTTTAGTAGAAAGATCTGTATCTGCATATGAACCTAGAGCAAATAAGCTATTAGTATTACCTGGTAAGGCTTGCGTTTGAATTGAATTAACAACTCCTGATAGACTAAGAGATGATGCGTTATTCGTCGCACCATATGCTGCAGATAAAGTAGCCCAATTATTATTTAAATCTTTCGTTTTAGTAGTTACAAATCTAATTTTTGTCTTAGGTATACCATCTGCATTTAAATATGTTGATTTATTTCTGTTACTCAAGAAATCATTAACCAAAATATCCATCGTAGGTAACTGGTTATCAGTTTCAACCCTGAATGGTAATGGCTCACCACCTTGTGGGTCATTAATACGTCTATGGTAATCTGTTGAACCAACTACGGTTTCTTCAAGATTTAAAGCTAATCTAATTGTATTATTAGTATTTGGTGTCACTCCTAATCTGAATAAACCAATCGATAATGTATCATCAAATTGATTCGTTGAAATATCATAATCAGTTAGATTTTCCATTTGCTCAGATATACTATTATCACTTGCACCAAATGTATCGACATTATTATCAGATCTTGCTGAAAGTAGATTGTCGAGTCTTGTTGATGGTAGGCTAATAAATGGTTCTGTTATTAAATTTCCAATATTACCGCTTACTGCTGCATTAAGTGTCTTAATATTTGTAATACCGTCAAAATTTGTAGCAGGATTTAAATTTGTATTATCAATAGCACCGAAGTAATAACCTTGAAAAGATTGGTCAATCGTTGTTTGAGCTTTATTGATAACGAGGAATGCTGCTTTACCAAGACTTGCTAAAGTATTAAAGTTTGATGATGTTTCATCTACCCAGTCAAAACCATTTTTTTGCTGAATTCTAAAATATGTATCTTGATCAATTGTAAAGTGATCAGGTTCACCTATTAATACTGTACGTGTACTATTAGCTGCTCCAGTATTAGTAAAAGATGATAACGAAGTAGCGGCTGAACCACCTACC